CAAACCCCACCACGGCTGTTTTAACGGCTAATGTAGCCTCTACAGACACAACAATCAATGTAAGTGACGCTACCGTACTAGCTTCTAATGGGTTCATTAACCTAGAAACAGAAACAATTTACTACGCTAACGTCACCGATAACCAATTAATTAATTGCGCCCGCGCTCAAAACGGCACTACGGCAGCAAGTCATTTAACGGCTACAACGGTCTATACCAACAACTTACCCAGCATTAATGTCTGGCCTACCCCCAATTCACCGGGAAGCCAGTATATGTTTGTGTACTGGAGATTAAGACGGCTTCAAGACGCAGGTACAGGTGTTACTGAACAAGACATTCCGTTCCGCTTTTTACCTTGTATGGTAGCTGGATTGGCGTACTATATTGCGATGAAAAAGCCAGAAGTAGATCCAAATAGAGTAATGACACTAAAAGCGGATTATGAACAGCAGTTCCAGCTAGCCGCCGATGAAGATCGTGAAAAGGCTTCTATTCGATTTGTACCACGCGAAATGTTTTATTGAGGTTATGAATGCCATCAAAATACGCAAGCGGTAAATGGGCAATTTCAATCTGTGATCGTTGTGGACAACAGTTCAAGCTAAAGGAATTAAAGAAACAAGTACTCAAGACTAAACTATATAATATCAAGGTATGCCCTAGCTGTTGGGACCCTGACCAGCCCCAATTACAACTTGGTATGTATCCTGTTAACGACCCACAAGCAGTTCGGGAGCCGCGTCCAGATGTAAGTTATAGGCAGTCAGGTACTAATGGATTACAGATTAACATTAACGGCGGTACTGGGGTTGATGGGTTTGGTGAACCAGATATGGGTAGTAGAGTGTTTCAATGGAATTGGAATCCAGTTGGGGGTTCAAGAAGTTTTGATAACCCGTTAACGCCAGATGATTTAATTGGAAAAACGCAGTTAGGTAGTGTAACAATTAGCATAACTTAAGGAGTAGGACATGGGATTTAGAAAATCAGCAGACGGAGTAACTAAGACAGGTAAAACTGATACTCAGGTATTTCCAACAGATGGCAAGAAAGTTATCTTGAGCGGCCCAAAAGCCAACAAAAGTAGCTTAAACAAGAACATGAAGGCAGAAGGTCGTAACTTAGCCCGTGCCGCAAACCAAAGAGGTCGATAATGGCTAAAAACAACAAACCAGCTAGCGCTTATGCTAAACCACACACGATGAGTGGCGGACCCGTAAATGAAACAGCTTCAGTAGTTAAGGCTGGCAATGGCGTAGACGAGATTAAAATGTCTGTAGGCGGAGTATTTAAAAGCCAGAATGATGAAGTAAAAACTTCGGGTATTAAGATCCGCGGTACTGGTGCAGCCACTAAAGGCACGATGGCACGGGGTCCAATGGCGTAATGAATTACCAAGAACTGTTCGATCAGATTCAAGCCTATACGGAAAACCAATTTCCGGCGACTTATCTTGCCAATGGAAGTACGGTCAGCTATACAACGCAGATTAATACTTTCATTCAGCAGGCAGAACAGCGTATCTATAACACGATACAGATACCTTCTTTGCGTAAAAACGTTACAGGAAATTGCTCTTCTACTACAGTTTATCTAGGATGCCCTAACGACTACTTATCTACCTATTCAATGGCGGTTATTGATGGGGATGGTGCTTATGAGTACCTTTTAAACAAAGACGTTAACTTCATTCGTGCGGCTTATCCAGACCCAACCTATACAGGACTGCCCCGCTATTACGCCTTATTTGGCTCTAGACTGAATGATCCTAACGAACTGAGCTTTATGCTAGGCCCAAAACCTGATGCAAACTACGGTATTGAGCTTCATTACAACGCTTATCCAGAATCTATTGTGGATGCTGGTACGTCTTGGCTTGGTGATAATTACTCGCCCGCGCTGCTGTATGGTAGTTTGGTTGAAGCTTACGCGGTTTACATGAAAGGTGAGCCAGATCTAACCAATATCTATATCCAGCGATATAATGAAGCAATGCAACAGCTCAACAGACTGGGTACTGGATTAGAGCGCAACGATGCCTACCGATCGGGACAAGCCTCTATTAAGGTAAACCCATGAAAACCGTAGTAAAATTAACTTTTTTAGGAGCATAGAATGGCAATTACCCAAGCAATGTGTGACTCGTTCAAGGTACAAATCCTTGCTGGTCAACAAAATTTAACATCTGGCGCAACGCCTGTATATAAGATTGCTTTGTATACTAGTTCAGCGACGCTATCAAACGCAACAACCGCGTACACGACTTTGAATGAGCAGACTAGTTCAGCCTCAAACTATACCGCTGGTGGTAATACACTAACGATTAGTCAAAGTCCTACCTCTACAGGTAACGTAGCGTTTATGTCGTTTGCGAATAGCTCATGGACTAATGCGAATATTACAGCTAATGGTGCATTAATTTATAACTCTACTGCGAATACGGCTGTTGCGGTCTTGGCTTTTGGTGGTGATAAGACTGCTACTAACGGCACATTTTCCGTAATTTTTCCGACTAGCGATGCTACAAGCGCTATCATCCGGATTGCTTGAAAATTTATGCAAGTGGTTCTTAGGTCCGAAGCTAAGCGCCTTGGGCTTACTAGATACTTTACTGGTAAGCAGTGTAAACACGGGCATATTGTAGAGCGATTTACTAATTGCAGGGGATGCACAACTTGCTCTAGTTTAAAATCACAAAAATATGTGGTTAAAAATACCGGTGATGAAAACACCATAAAAGCTTGCTCTAGATGCGCGGTTAGTAAACCAATATACGAATTTGGAAAACACAGTACTGGAAAGTTTGGGACTGCTTCAATTTGTAAAACGTGTAGAAAAACATATTTTTCTAATTGGTATGCTAAAAACAAAGATTCTTATTTATTGCAAACGGCAAAATGGGCAAAAGAAAATGCTTACAAAAAAAGGTATTATCGAGCAAAAAGAATAGCCGCCGTGCTTAATGCTACCCCAACGTGGGCAAATCTAAAAGAAATTGAAGGTATTTACAAACAAGCTGAGGCTTTAAGTAAAAAAACCAATCAAAGATATGAGGTTGACCACATTATTCCATTGCAAGGAAAATTTGTTTCTGGATTGCACGTACATTGGAATCTACAGGTTATATCTATGGAAGAAAACCGTAAAAAAGGTAATGGTTTATGGCTTTAATTCTTGGCGACCGTATTAAGGAAAATACCACTACAACTGGTACTGGAACTATTGTATTAGGTGGTGCGCAGACCGGTTATCAGTCGTTTGCGGTAGTTGGAAATGCGAATACAACGTACTATACCATAGCGGATCAAACGGGATCTAATTGGGAAGTAGGTATTGGCACATATTATTCTGGTAACGTTTCTCTCGCCCGCACGACTATTCTATCTTCAAGTAATGCAGGCGCGGTTGCTAATTTTACTGCTGGAACTAAAGATGTATTTGTCACCTATCCATCTGAGACTTCTGCACTAGGTGGAAGCGGGCAAGCAATTATAGTAAATCAAGCAAATGCTACAGCAAACTATACGATTGCTACTGGTACTAATGGCTTTTCAGTAGGTCCAATTACTACGGCTAATGGGGTATCAGTTACTATTTCTAGCGGTTCTAGATGGGTGGTTATATAAATGAGTACTATAGCTTCAGGAAATACAACCTCTACTGCGGTAGTTATTACTGGTGACACTACTGGTAATTTAGTCTTTACGACTCAAGCTGGTACTAATACCTTAACATTACCAAATGTTACAGGAACTTTAGCTGTTTCTGCATCCCCAAACGTCACCACATACACAAGTGGTTCTGGTACATATACAACACCAACAAATACAAAATATTTATATATTAAGCTGGTTGGTGGCGGTGGTGGAGGTTCTGCTGGCTATGCTAATGGCGGTGTTTCTGGTGGCAATACAACATTTGGAACATCATTATTAACTGCAAATGGCGGAACAGGTGGCACAGGTGGTGGTACTTGTGCGGGCGGTACTGCAACAATTGGTTCTCCAGCAACAGGAATAGCCATTTCTGGCGGTTCAGGAAGTCACGGCGCTTATCTACAACTTGCTGGGGGCGCTGCGGTAGGTGGAAGTGGTGGCAATTCAGCATTTGGTGGTAATGGCGGGGGGTCTGCTGACAATGGCGGAGGCCAAGTATCAGGAACGGCTGCTGCAACAAATTCTGGTAGCGGTGGTGGTGGCGGAAATTTTGCAAATAATTCTGGAGCTGGTGCTGCTGGTGCTGGTGGTGGCGCTGGTGGATATGTTGAGGCTTACATCACATCTCCTTCATCTACATATTCTTATGCTGTTGGTGCTGGTGGTGCTGGTGGTGCTGCAAGCGGTAATGCCGGCGGTGGCGGTGCTGGTGGTTCTGGTGTAATTATTGTTACGGCTTATTTTTAGGAATAAATATGTTACAAAACTACGCAATTATTGATGGCATTAATGTAGTAAATATTATTGAATATGAAGAACAGCCATCAACCCCACCTCCCGGATTTGAGTCGCCAATTATTGCCGTTCAATCTAATACCGCAAGCATTGGGTGGACTTATGTTGATGGGCAATTTATTGCCCCGTATATACCTCCTCCCACACCTGAAGAGTTAATTGCTCAGTGCAAAGCAACCGCACAAGGTATTTTATCAAACACTGACTGGACTTCTATTGCTGATGTAGGCGATCCTACCAAGGCAAATCCATACCTTATTAACCAAGCCGAATTTGTATCTTATCGTAGTGTTATTAGAAATTATGCAGTAAATCCTGTTGTAGACCCCGTGTGGCCTACTCAACCAACCGAACAATGGAGTTCATAAATGTCATATTTTGCAAAATGCGAGGCAACTTCAGAAGCCTCTAAATTTTTAGTATCTGAAGTTATTTCCGCAGACCAAACGTTTGTGGATACTCAGCCCGGCTTTTGGGTTCAGACCTCATATAACACCTATGGAAATGTGCATTACGCACCGTCGCCTCCCGCAGAGCCTCATACGCCTGATGGTGGAACTCCGCTTCGTGCTAACTATGCTGGTATTGGATATACATACGATAACTCTTATGTGATTGATGGCGTTGTAGGTGTGTTCTATGCTCCTCAGCCTTATCCATCATGGGTATTAAATACAGAGACATTCTTATGGGAAGCCCCAGTACCTTATCCAACTGATGGCGGAACATATGTTTGGGATGAAGCTACTTTATCTTGGGTATTAGTTCCTACACCTTAAGGCATTTAAGTGTCCACTATCAATGTACAAGCCGGAAATTCTACAATCTTCTCAGCTATTATTAAAAGCTCAGACGGTACGGCTAACCTTGCATTGCAAACTAATGGATCTAATGCAGTAGTTATTGGTGTGGATCAAAACGCTAACTTTACTTCTAATGGCGCCGTAATAGTTCCTGCTGGAACTACAAACAACAGACCTACTGCTGTAAATGGCATGATTAGATATAACACTTCTACAGCTAATCTAGAGGCTTATGTTTCTGGAGTTTGGATAACTTTCCCATGACAACTTTTATTAATGCTTCTACATCTGGACTAACAGAAACAGTCGATGCTTCTGGTTCGTTGGGCTTGCAAACTGCTAATACAACAGCAGTAATTATTGATACATTGCAAAACGCTAACTTTACTTCTACTGGCGCAATGATTGTTCCTAGAGGAACTACAGCCGAAAGACCTACTGGCGTTAACGGCATGATTAGATACAACACTACATTAATTCTTTTAGAGGGATATATTGGTGGAGCTTGGACAACAATTAAAGCCGCCACTCCATATTCTGTTCCTTATTTAGTTATTGCTGGTGGTGGTGGTACGCCTAGTTCAGTACAAGGCGGTGGCGGTGGAGCCGGTGGATATTTATCTAATACTGCTACATTTACTCCGGGTACGATTTACACAGTTACTGTAGGTGGCGGGGGGTCCATAAATACGCAAGGTTCTAATTCAACTATTACAGGAACTAGCTTTACTAATGTTTCTACTGTAGGTGGTGGTATAGGTGGTGGATTTGCTAGCGCTGGTGGTACTGGCGGCTCAGGCGGTGGCGGCGGTAATAATGGTGGTACTGGTGGCGCTGGAACAAGTGGTCAAGGAAATTCAGGAGGTACATCTTCTGGTAGCTATACCGCTCCTTATACTGGATCGGGTGGTGGCGGTGCGGGAGCAGTGGGTGGAAATTCTGTAGATAGCGCTGGCGGCGCAGGTGGTAACGGACTATCTTCATCTATTACTGGTTCAGCCGTAACTCGTGCTGGTGGTGGCGGTGCGGGAAGCTTTAATGGCGCTGGAACATCAGGAGGTACGGGTGGTGGCGGAGCTGGTGGCACTGGAAATGGTGGTGGTGGGGGTACTGCGGGAACCGCTGGAACTGTTAACACAGGTGGCGGAGCTGGTGGCGGTAATAATGGCACTAGCGGAGGTTCAGGAATTTGTATCCTTTCTGTCCCAACTACAAACTACTCTGGAACATATACAGGGGCTAATGTATCAATATCCACTTCAGGGTCAAATACAATTGTGCAGTTTTTTGCTAGCGGTACTTATACGGCCTAACTATGCTATTTGGCTTTGACCCATTTGCCTCGACCCCGTTTGGTGCATTGCCCGGCGGTGCGGTTAGCATTGTTGTTAATGTTACTGGCGTTCAGGCGGTTGGATATTTAGGTACTGCTAACGTTACTGGCGATGCGGTAGTCAATCTAACGGGTGTTCAGGCTGTTGGTCAGGTTGGTACTGTAACTACTCAAGCGGGCGCGGTAATAAATCTTACTGGCGTTCAAGGCGTAGGACAAGTAGGCAGCCTAACAGTAGCTGCAAGTGCAGTAGTAAATCTTACAGGACTTCAAGCTCCAGCACAATTAGGAACTGTAACTACTCAACAAGGTATTGGGGTAAATGTTACTGGGGTGCAAGCAGTAGGCAGAGTAGGAACCGTAACCACAACTGCTAGTGCTGTAGTCAATTTAACGGGTGTTACAGGGGTCACTCAACTAGGGACTGCCTCAGCCACTGCTGGTGCTAATGTAATAACAACTGGGGTTCAAGGCGTTGGTCAGGTTGGAACCGTTGTTGCCAAAGCGGGCGCCAATATTTATGTAACAGGAGTCCAAGCAGTAGGGCAAGTAGGAACAGTCACTACCGCGGCTAATGCAAATGTCTATTTAACGGGAATTGCAGCCCCCGCCCAGCTTGGTACAGTTAGTATATTTGTAGGTATTGATGTAACGGTCACTGGCGTTCAGGCAGTAGGATATGTAGGTACAGTAACAGCTAAAGCCAATGCCAATATCTACTTAACAGGCGTTCAAGCTACGGGTATAATTGGCAATGTATTGGTTTGGGGTCAAATACCTAACGACCAAGACCCAAATTGGACAGATATTGACGATGATTCTAGCACTAGCTGGAGTCAAATTAGTAATTCAGAAACCACAGAGTGGGAACTTATAGCAGCATAAAGGAAAAATATGGCCTCAACATACTCACCCAGTCTCAAACTAGAACTTATCGGAAATGGCGAACAGGCCGGTACGTGGGGGACAACTACGAATACAAACCTAGGAACCTTGCTAGAACAAGCAATTACTGGGGTACTTCCAATTACGCTTACTGGCGACGTAACACTTACTGATTATAACGGACTATCAGATCAAGCCAGAAATGCCGTATTAATTTTTAACGGACTACTTGGCGCCCCATGCAACGTTATTGCGCCCCCATCACAAAAAGTATACATTGTTAGAAATAGATCTAATGCTACCGTAACAATTAAAACCTCATCTGGAAACGGCGTTTCTATCGCCAACGCGGGTAGTGAAGTTATTTTTTGTGACGGTACTGATTTCTATAGCGCAACTTCATTTAACTACATTAACGGCAATTTATTTGTTACTGGGAATACCTCTACTGGAGGAAGTTTATCTGTTGGAACTACTGCATCTATTGGAACTAGCCTTACTGTTGGTGCAAATATATATGGCAACGCATCTACGGATCAATGGTATACACCAGTTGGAACAACGGCACAAAGAACAGCTTCCCCCATTGAGGGATTAATTCGTTATAACACTTCAGGAGAATTTTATGAAGGTTATGCAAACGACAAGTGGGTGAAATTTGTAGTTGTAAATCAAGGTTCTTATACCATCTCTTATTTGGTTGTAGGTGGCGGTGGTGGCGGGGGACTTGGAGGTGCTGGCGGAGGTGGCGGTGGTTCAGGAGCAGTAGCGGCTAGTACAACCGGAGCTATTCCGGGAACTACTGTTTTAACAATGACAATTGGTGCTGGTGGCGCTCAAGCTGCAAGTGGTTCAATAAGTACTATTACTGGCGTTGCTTCTAGTGCTGCAGGTGCGGGTGGTGGAAATGCGGCAACAGCTCAAGGCGGCGGTGGCGGTGCATCAGGAGGCGGTGCTGCTGGTGGTAACGGCGGTGAAGATGTTGGCGGCGGCGGTGGTGGTGGTTCTGGTGGGGCGGGCGGCTCAGGCACTTCAGTTGGTGGTAATGGTGGTGCAGGTACAAACTCAACTATTACTGGTAGTTCTGTAGACTACGCTGGAGGCGGTGGTGGCGGCGGTGGCTCACCCGGTGCTGGTGGTGCGGGTGCTGCTGGTGGTGGTCAAGGCCAAGGCAATACCGCTGCTGGTGCGGGTACTGCAAACTCAGGTTCAGGCGGCGGAGGAAGTAACATTGTTGCTAGCGGTAATGGTGGTTCAGGAGTTGTGATCCTATCTATGCCAACAGCTTCATATTCTGGCACTCATACAGGAAGCCCCACGGTCTCAACTAGCGGTGCAAATACCATTCTTAAATATACTGGATCAGGAACTTATACAGCATGATTATAGAAACTCAAGCCCAAGACATTCCCGGTAAAGACGCGGACTGTGCAACGAAAATAGAAATCCTTTGCCCAAACTGTAACCGAGATGTAGATGAAGCTGAACTAGCGGCGCTAAGATGTAATGATTGTGGCGCCGATTTATCTGACCCTAAACAGAATCTAGCTGTCGCTGTGACTTCTGTACCTGTATTTGGAGTAACTTTCTAATGTTTATTATTGACTATGTTTTTGACAAGTTAGGCTATGTTCGTAAACCTATACCCGCGCCTTGGCCTTTCCCACCAGCAAAACCCGCTGCTAAAAAAACGGTAAAGAAAACTGTAGTTAAGAAGTCAAAATGAAACGAGTAACCGTTAAGCAAATGGCGAAGTCTAGAACCATGTGGTTTTCGCTTGCTTTAATGATTGTAGGCGCGGTATATGAGAACTTTTCGTATCTGCAAAATGTTATTGACCCTAAGTACTACGGAATTATTTTAATGTGTATTGGAGTTACTTGTGCAGTTTTACGGTTTTATACTACATTGCCATTGGATAAAGAATGAACTATCTTATATATGCTTTAGTGTTAGTGCCTGTTAACTTAATTGGAACTGTTCTTACATTTCCTTTAGCTTTTATTATTGGAATTATGTATTCCACCCAAATTGGTTGGTGTAACAACGCTACAGTTTGGCAATCAGGTCCGCGCCTATTCTCTTTCTTGTCATGGTTTCAAACGCCTGATAACAGCCTAGACGGTGACCAAACCTTTAGGGCAGAGCATAACCCCTGCTGGTGGTCAAAAGTCCAATGGCTATGGCGTAATCCGTTCTACGGCTTTGATGTTAAGTTTATTGACGGATCTTCTGGTATGAGCTATCAGGGCGATATTAACTGCAACGAAACCCATGAAGGCACGATTCGTGTTGGCGTAATCCGTTCTACGGCTTTGATGTTAAGTTTATTGACGGATCTTCTGGTATGAGCTATCAGGGCGATATTAACTGCAACGAAACCCATGAAGGCACGATTCGTGTAGAGGGTCATAATTTATGGCAGTACAACTCATACCACTATGTTTTTGGCAAGATGATGATTCTAAACTTTGGACACAACATCCGTGCGCTGGTTGACCCAGCGTTCATTACGCCAGACCAGTGGCATGACAACACAGCGTTAATTAAGAACTTTCCAGCAACCTTTGCATTCACTATTAGGTTCGTATAATGTTTGGCTTAACTATACCCATTCAGTTTTATATATACGCCGTGCTGTCTTTAGCTGCTGTAGCTGGTATTGGCTATGGTAAATACGAGTCTGTTAAGTATGATGCTTATGTATCTAAAGTAGAACTCGCCGCTAAAGAACAAGAAATGATTAATAAATCAAAGGCTAAGGAAGCCGCTCAAGTTAATGAAAAGGTAAAAAATGATTATGAAAACCGCATTGCTCTTATTAAGCGTACTTATGGTGGGATGCGCCTCACCAACACCAGTCAAACAGGCACAATTTCCGACACCACCAGCGGCACTGATGGCACCCCCACCGACCCTAAATTTATTGAAAAGTGTGCAATAACTACACAACAGTTGGTTAGTCTTCAAGGGTGGTTATCAGAACAAATTGGAATCTTTAACGCCAAATGAACAGCTTGCAATTACAAGAACTTGGCATAGACACCAAATGGGAAATCCCGTTAAATCAAGTCTTTGTTAAATATGACCTTAACACACCAAAGCGTCAAGCAGCGTTTATTGGTCAGTGTACTGTTGAGAGTGCTAACTTTACTCGTTTACAAGAAAACCTTAACTACTCCGCCCAAAGACTGATGCAGGTATGGCCTAGCCGCTTTCCTAATATTAGTATGGCAGAACCTTATGCACATAACCCGGAAAAACTTGCTAACTTTGTATACGCTGGGCGCATGGGTAATCTTCAAGACGGTGACGGTTGGAGGTTTCACGGTAGAGGTTTAATACAATTAACAGGTAGAGAAAATTATGAAAACTGCGGAAATGGTATTGGTGTCGATCTTATTCATAACCCTGATGTATTACTTACTCCCCAATATGCGGCTTTGAGTGCGGGCTGGTACTGGAACAAAAAAGGTTTAAATCCCCTTGCAGATGCTCAAGAATACGGCACAATAACAAGAAGAATCAATGGTGGTACTACGGGTCTGGATGAGCGTATTGCCAAGATAACTAAAGCTCTACAGGTACTTACATAATGACACCTTTACGCCTAGCCCATGATGCTTTTAAGCCCGCCACTATTTTTGCTTTGACTTCTGGTGTTTTTAGTGTAGCAACCCGCTTTTCTTTAATTTTGGGATCAGTGTTTAATATCTTATGGAATTCGCGCATAGGATTAGTTGGATCTAAAAGTTTTTGGCGGCGCAATTCTTTGCTTTCATCAGAGTGGATGGGTACGCCTAATTTACGCTGGCATTGTTTTTCTCGAAATTCTGGCTCTTGCCATTTAGCTCGTATTTTTGCTCTAGCTTCTGGATGTTTGGCTGGGTTATTTTCGCCCCGCAATTTTAATTGTACATCTGGATCTTGCATTCTAGCTTTTTGTTTTGCCCTAATTTCTGGTTTTAAAAATGGATTATTTTCTTTCATGCGCAGACTTAATTTCGCTTTATTTTCATCGGACATTCCATGTACACCATCACCACCAGTTGTTAAATTAGTTAAAGGCCCGTTACCAAGTTGGATTCTTCCGTACTTTTCAATTAAACTACGCTCTAGTATTTGGGCTTCTTCCAAAGTGTCAACGGTATGAATTTCAACAACTACATTTTTAATACCAATTTCAGCAATTTTATTGTTACAAAGCCAGTTTCTGTGTCCCCCGCTATTAAATGGGTTAAGACGCCTTTTAGACTTTGTTGCGCCTACATAAAAAGGAACTTCATTGTGTTTCCAGATATATACAAACATAATACTCTCCTTATTAATACCATTATAGGAGTATAGCACAAATGCTAACTAAGGTGGTTTTAAGACCCGGTCTTAATAGAGAAGGCACTAACTACTCAAATGAAGGCGGCTTCTATGACGGCGATAAGATTCGGTTTAGATCTGGCTTTCCAGAAAAGCTTGGTGGCTGGATTAGATTAAGTGCATATAAGTTCTGGGGTGTATGTCGTTCTATGTGGAACTGGGCTACTTTATCTGGGTATAACTACCTTGGAGTTGGAACTAACCTTAAATACTATGTAGAAAATGGCGGGCAGTATTACGATATTACTCCTGTTGTATCGACGCTTACTTTAAGCAATGCTTTATCTACAGGCCGTACTACCCTTGCGGCTAACGTAAACGCAACTACAACAACTCTATTATTTACTGCATCTACTAATTTTCCGCCACAAGACGGCTACGTTAAGATTGATAGCGAAGTTATTTTTTACAACACTTTAAGTGCTAATTCAGCCACAAACTGTGTACGTGGAGTTAACAACACCACCGCGGCCTCCCATACGGCAAATGCTAATGTTTCTAGCGCGTTTGTTAAAATTTTTGATGGCACCAATAACGCTAATAATAGAGACTATCTTATCCTATCTAACTGCGCAGTTTCGGTTGGCGGATTGGCTAATACGGTTATTAACGGTGAGCATCAAATATTAAGCTACGGTTCAGCGGTCTATTACTTCTTGGCTTCAAGCTCAGATAACAACTTATCTAATGTAACTTACTGTACGTCTTCTGCCTCTAATGTGGGTGGAAATGTAACTTGCCAAGTATTGTGCCATGTAGGACTTGAATACTATGTTAATGGTAATGGTTGGGGTGCTGGTACTTGGGGTCAATATGGATGGGGTAACGCCGCTCCTCAAGGGGTTAGTGTAGGTGAACAGCTTGTTATTTGGACTAATGATAACTACGGTCAAGATCTTGTATATGCTCAACGTGGTGGGCAGCTTTTCTATTGGGACGCAAACCTAGGAACATCGTATCGTGGTAAAAAGTTATCAGATTTATCTAATACTGCATCTTATAGCGGGCAGTTTGTTCCTTATAAAACACTTGAGGTTTTAGCTTCTGATATCCAACGTTTTGTGTTTGCTTTTGGTGCTAATTCTTACGATCCTACAGATCCATTAACGGACTTTGATCCTATGTTGGTACGGTGGTCAGACCAAGAAAACCCATACCAATGGGTACCAGATATTACAAACCAAGCAGGTGAGTTTAGGCTCTCGCATGGCTCTTATATTGTTACTACGATTAATACCCGCCAAGAAATATTAGTATTAACAGATTCAACCCTTTACTCTATGCAGTATTTAGGGCCACCCTATATATGGGGCTTTCAGGTCTTGATGGATAACATCTCGGTAATGGGACCAAACACAGTTATTACGGTTAACAATATTACCTATTGGATGGGTGGAGATAAGTTTTATATGTACTCTGGTCGTGTAGAAACTTTACCTTGTGCGCTGCGTCAATATATATTTGCTGACCTTAATAAAGACCAATCTTGGCAGGTTACTGTTGGTAGTAACGAAGGCTTTAATGAAATCTGGTGGTTCTATTGTTCTACTAACTCGGTTGTAGTTGATAAGTATGTGATCTATAACTACCTTGATCGGGTCTGGTATTACGGCACACTAAATCGTACGTCTTGGTTAGATTCAGGACTTCGCCAAAACCCAATGGGTACATTCCAAAACGGTGAGGATGCTTTATTAAACTCGACTGGCTGTGTGATTAACCACGAGCTTGGTAATGACGATTTGTCTACGGCTACTTCCTTACCTATTTATGCCTATGTGCAGTCTTCTGATTTTGATATTGGGGATGGACACAACTTTGGCTATGTCTGGAGAATGCTGCCCGACGTTAACTTTAATGGATCAAATGTAAATGGCCCAGTTGTTACGATGGAATTACAACCCCGCCAAAACTCAGGTTCAGCCTATGGAAGCCCATCAAATGCCGCAACAGTAAGCGGTAATAACTATGCTGTATACCCACAATATACGGTTCAAGAATTTACAGGCCAGATCTATACAAGGATTCGCGCCCGCCAAATGGCAATGAAGATTAGTTCTGATGGCTTAGGGGTATCTTGGCAGTTGGGCGCACCACGGATTGATATTAGACCAGACGGACGGAGAAGCTAATGGCATCAAACGCTACAAGCATCCGTAATACCGTTGCACCTAACTTACCTATTGGGCCGGTAGAGTACAACCAAAACTATCAAGATCAGTTTAGCAATGCATTACGCCTATACTTTAACCAAGTAGATAACGTTACCGGGGCGTTATTAGGAAGTACTGGTGGGCAGTATCTGGGAAATACCTATATATCTGTTCAGAACAACTCTAATGTAACCGCTACGGCAAACACCGCTACCCTAGTTACCCTTAATACTCTTGATTATTCTAGTGGCATGACTTTAGCTAATAGCGCCATTACTGTGTCACAAGGCGGCATTTACAACTACCAATTTAGCGTTCAAATTCAAAATAACGACAATGATATTCATTATGCAGATATTTGGTTGCGTAAAAATGGGGCAGATATATCAGCTACGGCTAGTAGAATTGTGTTACCAGCAAGAAAAAACGCCACTACTTATGACTATGCACTGGGGGCGGCCAACTTTTTTCTTTCTTTAAACTCTGGAGATAGTGTTGCTTTGTACTGGGCTACGGACTTTAACACCGTGTCTTTAGTTAGTTTGCCAGCGCTTACAACCCCCTATGCTAGACCTGTTAGCCCGTCCGTAGTGGCTACATTATCTTTTGTATCAAGGCTATAGACATGATAAAATCAGCACATATTAAGAAGGACTTCTATGTATTCTAACGGAATAGTGGGCTTAAACGCGCCTTTAGCTCAAAACGATACTTATCCCGGTAGTTATCAAACGCCGTCTCAATATGCTACACCTAGTCAAACCCCAATAAGTATGAGCGCTCTTAACGCTAGCTACGAACCCAAGACAGATGCCTATAGTGGTCAAATGATGGCTAGTGGTGGGATTGCTGCATTGCGGTATGACGATGGTGGAATGACTGGTGGTGAGTGGGTTAATAATGGAGAAGCGGCTCCCAAAACAGAATCAACTTGGACGCCAGACCAACCTGTAAAACTTCAGACAATGGACCAAATGCTTGCTGGTGATACTAGCGGAAAAGAATTTAAACCTACTGAACACGGCTATAAATGGGACGCAGAATACGGTAAATTTATGAATCCTAATGGGTCTACATTAGGGGTAAACCTAGATGGTTCTGTTGCTAATGCTACACCAGCATTTAAAGATTATGAGTTTAATGGTCAGTATTGGAACCCAGCAGGGGAAAATGTAGCTTGGCACCCAGAAACAAATCAATCTGCATATAAAATTGGCGGCGTTGAAGTCCCAATTAGTAGAGAAAACATGAAGGGCATAGCCGCGCTTACAGATGCTAGTGGTAAACCCAAAATGCAAATGGACAAATCTGGACAACCTATATTTACTGAACCAGAAGGAATAAAACAATCAACTCTTTGGATGGATGAATACGGCGCACCGCTTTTAGCTTCCGCTGCATTAGGTGGAGCTGCTGCTTTTGGTTCTGGTGCTATTGGCGCTGGTACAACAATGGCTGGCGAGGCTGCTGGCGCTAGTGCTTATCCCGGAATATCTTCTGCTGACTTAGGAACAACGCTTACTAATGTTCCATCAAGTTCTGTTCCTTATAGCAATCTTGGAATATCTTCGGCTGATTTAGGAACTACCGCTACTAATGCCCTTAACGCAACTCCATATAGTAATGTTGGAATATCTTCTGCGGATCTAGGAACTACAGCCACCAATGCTACCAATACTCTTACTAATGCAGATTTAGCTAAACTAGCGCAAATGGGAGATGTTGGTGGTTCACCCGGTTATAAACTTGCTGCTGATTCGGGTATGACAACAATGCAAAAAGTAGCGTTGGGTAGTTTGGCGGCAAAAGGATTAACTAGCGGCTCTCAAGGTAGTGGAGCGCCAACTCAAGCGTCATCTCAAAATACAACTCAAGCAACACCTGCACCAATAACACAGGCTCCAATGCCATATGCATTTCCTACATACTCTCCAAACCAGTCTTATACGGGAATGAATTACACCCCAACACCCTATGCACAACCAATGCTTTATAGATATGCAGAAGGCGGAATTGCGGGTTTAAATAGCGGGGATTTAGGTTCTTATTCAGATGGCGGAAGGCTTCTAAAGGGTAATGGTACTGGATTAAGTGACGATATACCAGCTACAATAGGGGGTAATCAGCCCGCTAGACTTGCGGACGGTGAATTTGTAGTTTCAAGCGACGTAGTTAGTGCTTTAGGTGGTGGTTCTACAGACGCTGGGGCTAAAAAACTATACGCAATGATGGACAGAATTCGTAAAAACGCACACGGCACTAAGCGACAAATTAGAGCTATTAACGACAAAAAAGTATTACCTGCATAAGGAATTAAACTATGGGAATTCTTGACAGCATATTGGGAGCGCAATCGCTACCCTCTAGCCCAACATCACAAGGAACTACAAACCAGTCGTCTACGACTACGCCTAGTATTCAACCGCAGTTCCAACCCTATGTTACTAATTATTTAAACCGCGCTCAAGATTTAGTTGCAAATCAACAGACTCCGGCACTTTTAAATCAATCATATATAGGCGCGGCTGGACTTCAGTTGCCCGGTGGGTTTGCTTCTGGTTCTGCTTTGGCTCAAGCAGGCGGGCAAGGAAGTTTAAGTACAGCTCCAATTGCTTTAGATTACGGACAAAAAGGATTCCAATACGGCGCAGAAGCTCCTAAGTACGGTGCGGTAGGCGCTTCAATGGGTACGGCGGCAAGTCGTGCTGGTGATATGTATGCCCAACAAGCTACAAGCCCAGAAGCAATGGCGCAGTATATGTCGCCATACATGAACAATGTAGTAGATTGGCAAAAACAACAAGCAATTAGAGATTATCAAATTCAAGCTCCTCAGATGGCGGCTCAATCTGTTGGGTCTGGAGCTTTTGGTGGTAATCGTTTAGCCCTTCAACAAGCAGAAGCTAACCGCGGTTTACAGAACCGTCTATCTGGGATTGAAGCTACAGGACAACAACAAGCTTACCAAAACGCACAACAAGCTCAACAGTTTGGATCTACGCTAGGACTTCAGGGTCTTCAAGCTGGTATGCAAGGGCAGCAAGTTGGTATCCAAGGACTTCAGGGCGCAATGCAAGGCGCTGGTTTGGGGCTTCAAGGTGTTCAAGGTGCGCAACAAGGTTATGCTGGTGCTACTACAGCAGGTGGTACTTTGGGTAATATTGCAGCACAACAAAATGCAGCAAAGATTGCTAACTTACAGTTACAAAATCAATTTGGTTTACAACAGCAACAATTCCCATATACACAAAACCAATTCTTACAAAGCTCATTATCTAATTTACCGTTTATAAGTACTGCTCAAACCGGCACTGGAACACAACAAGGCTACACAGCACCGCCAAATTATGTATCTCAACTTGGTGGTTTAGGGGTTGCTGGACTTGGTGTGTATGGTTTAGGAAAAGCTACTGGTTTATTTGCTGCTGGTGGGCAAGTTAAAAGCTATGCTAAAGGCGGGCTTGTTAAATCTGGTTTAAATGATATTCGCTTGCATCAATTATTAGGCTAACTATGAATATTTCACAATTATCTGAACAGTTAAAGGATGTGCCACAAGGTACATTAGTTAATTACGCCCGTGATCCCAATAGCGTAGTTCCTCAGTTTCTAGCTTTAGCTGAGATTCAGCGCCGCCAGCATTTACAGAATACGCCACAACCTCCAGCTTCTACCGTGGCAGCCGACGTGTTAAATGAAGCCGCTCCCCAGATACCCCCACAAATTCCTCAAGGAATTCCACAAGCAATACCTCAACAGCCACAAATAGCACTCCCAGAGAACCAGCCCGGAGTTACTCAGTTACCCACAGGTATGCCACAAGGCATGGCTAACGGTGGAATTGTATCGTTTGCAAACAGAGGATTAGTAGACGATGAAGACGATGATGAAGACGAAGATGATATTCAAGACGCAAGAGATGAAAGAAAAATGATGGAAATGCTTTCTATGATTAAAGAAAGCACAGGAAATGCAATTGCTGGTATTCCAAGAGCTGAATCAAGTGCCGGTATTTCAAAAGAAGAAAAATCAGCCGCAAAATTTAGTATTAACCCAGAAGAAAAAAGTGAAGTAAATAAAGGTATAACTTATAAAGAACCACTACCTTCTTCTAATGGAATTAAAGATACAGCTTTTTTAAATAAAATTAGGCATTTAGAAAGCCGCGGACGTGACTATGACGAAAAGGGCAATATTCTAACCTCATCTAAAGGCGCTATGGCTAGTATGCAAACTATGCCTAATACATTACGCGATCCGGGTTTTGGTGTTAGACCAGCACAAAACAATAGCGTAGATGAAATGAACCGTGTTGGACGTGATTATGGCAATGCTATGTTGCAACGCTATGGCAATGAAAAAGAAGCAGCTATGGCGTACAACTGGGGACCCGGTAATGTAGATAAGTGGATTGCTGGTGGCAGAAAAGGTCCTATCCCGGGCGAGACTAGACAGTATGCATCCAACTTTAATCAAGGTGGAATTACTCAGTTATCTGGGGGTGGTGCGATTGCTTTTTCTAGTGGTGGAATTAATAGCTATAGCGGAGAAGATAGCAGTCTTGTTGGAGAAGATCCATACGGTAAAGGCGAGTTAATGCCAAAAGCTCCACAATATATAGACGACCCATATGCTCCATTTGAATATAGCCCAACAGAAAATACTGGAGTATATGCAAATGATCCTTATGCTCCATTTGCATCTGAAGATTTATATGGAACAGCACCTACAAGTTATTCAAAACCACAAAGCGCGCTTGATCGTATGCTGGCTAGAAGCGCACAAGAGCGCGAAGAAATGAAAGCTGGCTCTAAACAAGATGCATATCTTGCATTAATGCAGGCTGGGTTTGGAATGATGGCTGGTACATCTCCTTATATGATGGCTAATCTTGGTAAGGGCGCAGAACAAGGCATCAGTACTTATGGCGCGTTGAAGAAACAACGCTCTGCTGATTTAGCTGCATTAGATAAATTGGATATAAGAGCATTAACCGCTCAAGAAAATTCTGAAATTAAGAACCTTGCAATAGCAGCCGCAAATCAAAGGGCAAAAGATACTGCTGAAGAGAAAAACCGTGCGGCAATTGCATCAGAAGAAATTAAAAAAGAACGTCTTGCTGCATCTTTATCTAAAGAAGCTAGTGATGCTCGTGAAACCGCTATTGCTAGGTACAACTCAGATCCAACCGTTAAGAAAATTGCAGCAATGATTTCTGAACAACAATTAACACCCGGTACTCCTGAATTTACATGGAATCAACAAGAGTTAAACCGTTTAAGAAATAATGCTATGGCAGAAGCCAAGGTTCCCGGATTTAAGTTTATTGCAGAGCCATCACCTTATCCAAAGCCAGAGGTTGCACCCCCCGGAGCTATATCTCAATTTTTTGGTAAAAAGTACACGCCAGCAGATATAGAGGCATTAGAATGGGC